AGGCTGAGGGGATTTAGCGAACCGGCTTAGAAGGCCGGTGCTCTATCCGATTGAGCTACTCGCCCACTGCATGCATTTTCTCATGGCTGGGAAATAAGGGGTTGGCTTCGTTCAGGCCTGGTCTTTGTACGTAGAGCACGGGCTGATACCAAGAACAATTCCGGGCGTCCACGAGCGCAACGTGGATAAGCAATCTGAAATACATGCCGTCTCGACTTCCGAGGCGGAGAAGTTCTGGACTGAAGGGCAGGACGCTACTCAGTCTTCGACCGGCGTAAATGAGCCGGAAACCAGCACTCTTGATGACCAGCTGCGTGCTTCGCTGGCGCTAATTGATTCAGAAGGCATCGACATGCCGGGCGTCGGAGTCGTTCGCCCGGCTGGAGTCTCGCCTGTTGAGTTGCGCTCCAGGCGGGAGAGCGCCGGCGATGAGGTTCCGCAGATGGAGCGGGATCCCGTTGCTGGCGCGAAAGTTGAAAATCGTCGTCGCGAGCGGCTGATCTCGCAGTTGATCTTCGCGGCGCGCGACCTGGCTCAGGAGCAGATTGAGCCTACCGATGGCACCGAGCCTGCGTTCTGCACCGAATGCATCGCAGACGAGGTGAACGGCGCGATCGCGCACGAGCGCCTTTGCCGCACCGGGCGGGTGCTGGTCGTGATTGACGGATTGATTGGAACCCTGGTTTCGAAACCTGATCAAAAGGAGGCTGTGACGGATGAGGAGGCTCATGCGGGCGACGGGACTCGCCCGCGCGGGCATGGAACGAAAGAGCACTTTGAAGCTCTGGTCAAGGATCTCGGAGAACTTGTCTGCAAGGCGCATCCAGACAGCGCCCTGTCTGGTCTGGAGACCACGGCCGCCGCGTTCGGCTGCTTGCTTGATGTCTACGCCGCGCCGAATCCTGAGAACCCTGCCGGCATGTGTGACGACAAGGTTGCGTTTCGAGAGCACTTCGCGCAGATCCTCACTGAAGGCGGTGCGCGATGAACTACACCGCCATTCCTGACATGCTGATCACCTTCGGCTCGATCGGGGTCCTGATCGGGCTCGTCGCCAATGAAGCCATCACTGCTCTCGTCTGGCTGGCCAAGGGCGACCTGTTGCGCCGCTCCAGAATGTTTGGTGGCCAATGAGTACTGCGCGTACGGCGAGTGCTTTACACGTGGCGGACGTGAGTGCGACGCGCACCGCGAACGTTGAAATTCGAGAGATTCCGATCGAGGAGGTGTTTGCCTCGGTCGATAACCCGCGCAAGACATCGAACCCGGTCGAGCTTGAGGAACTAGCGGCCGCCATTCGTACCTACGGCGTCCAGGTCCCGTTGCTGGTCAGACCGGTGGCGCTTTCCTTTGAGATTGTGTGCGGCCATCGCCGCCGCGAGGCTGCGGAGATTGCAGGGCTCGCCACCGTGCCCTGCATCGTGCGCGAGATGGGCGATGCGGAAGCCGCGGAGATCGCGGTGATAGACAACCTGCAGCGCGTCGACGTGCCTGCACTGGAAGAGGCGGAGGCCTTTAATGCCCTGCTCTTTACGCTCGGCACTGCCGAAGCGATCGCCGCGCGCGTGGGCAAGCCGGTGGCGCATGTGGCGAAGCGACTGAAGCTCTGCTCGCTGGGTGCGCATCAGCGCGCGGCATTGGCGGCGCGGCTTATCACCGTCGATCATGCGCTGCTGCTGGCGCGTCTCGGCATCGAAGAGCAGGATGCAAATCTGAAGTGGGCGCTCGATCGCAATGCCGGATCGAAGACGTCGGTTGAAAAGGTTGTCGCCGAGCGCATCGAGCGGCGCGCAAAGGAAGGTAAGCGGGAGACCTGGCACTGGGAGCCGGAATCGCCGCAGCGCCTGAAGGAGCATATCGAGCAGCATTCCGGCCGCAAGCTTTCTCGCGCGCCATGGGATCTCGAAGATGCGGAGCTCTTGCCGGCGGCCGGTCCGTGCTCAACGTGCCCGCAAAATACGAAGGCCAACGCCGCGTTGTTTGCTGACCTGGCGATCGAGGCGGCGACCTGCAGCGATGGTGCTTGCTTCGAGACTAAGCGGGCTGCGTTCGTCAAGATCCGGATCAAGGATATTGGCGCGGGCAACCCGGAAGAGATATTGCGCCTGAGTTGGAAGCAGACGACTACTGAGCCGCGCATGACAATCGGCGAACCGTGTAAGGGACCGGTCGGTCTGAATAACTTCACTAACGTCCCGAAGCTCACGCAACTTTTCAAGCATGGCCAGTGGATCGAAGCGAAGAAGGATTCGTGTAAGAACATTCTGGCCGGCGTCACCGTGGATTGGAGCGACGCGAACGATCGCGGCTATATGGGCAGCGGCGAGAAGCTGCGCAAGCCTGGCCAGATTTTAAGCGTCTGCGTCGCGCCGAAGTGTAAGGCGCATAAGAAGAGCTGGGAGAAGGCGAAGGAACCTGCGGCCAACGGGCTGCGCAACGAGAACTCGGAAGCCGCGCGGGCTGAGCGCGAGCGCAAAGCGGAGCACGTAAAGGCGGAGAATGCTGTCCGCGCTGAACTGGTGACGGCGGCGATCTCGAAGGTCGATAAATTAACCGGTTCAGTACTGCGGCGCCTCGTGCTGATGGCGGTACCGGACAAATGGAGCCGCGTCGGTGGTGCCGATGAGATGTTCCCTGGACTCGATAAGGGTTTGACAACGCTCAAGACGGAGTCGGTCGAGTTCGCCAGAGCAGCCGCCTGTGTTCTGTTCATCGAAGAGCAGTCGGATGTTTGGGTTTCGGAATGGGAGCCCGTCGATAAAGGCCGCAAGGAGTTCATCGCGTTGCTGAAGGATCTCGGCTACGACGCGTCGAAGGCGTGGAGCAAACTAGTGGCGCCGAAAGCTGGGAAGTCAGCGGAAAAGTCTGCAAAGAAGCCAGCGGCGAAGAAGGCCGCGACGGTCAAGAAAAAGCAAAATCAGATCCCTCGGCTTCGCTCGGGAGGCGGCAAGTGACGCGCATCGAGTTTCCGGAAGTCATGGGGATCGCCCAGGCTTCGGCTTACCTCGATTGTTCTGAGGACAAGCTCTACGAGTATGTCAGGGATGGCGACGTCCCTGGCTTCAAGCTGGGCAATCGCTGGAAATTCCGCAAGGCGCGGCTGGATGAGTGGATGGATCGCAAGGTAGCGCAACGCCAATTCCCTGGAGGCGCGACATGAGCACTGCTGTTCCCGGCACGTGCCGTCATTGCGGGTGTCACGGCGAATCGTGCACCCTGCCCAACGGAGACAAGTGTGGGTGGACGGGCGACTGTACCGTCTGTAACAGGCCTGGCTGCTTGCGCGCCGAGCTGGCGCGGGTGAGAGCGGCGAAGCCTGTGAAGTCTGCACGGTCGCAGTATGCGGGCTGGGGATATGGAGCGATCGCGATGGATTTGCGGAAGCAGCGCCGGCGGCGAAGAAAGAAGGCAGCATGATGGGGCAGGGGTCAGGGCTCACGACGTATCGATCGGCAATCTGCAGCGTAGACAAATGTTGCAGGATCGCCTTTGACGATGAGGAAGTGTGTTCGCAGTGCCGTGAAGAGATCGATTTGCTGGAGACGATGGCGCGCGCGAAGAAAGAGCCGCCGGGCGACCTAGAGTATGTGGCGCGGGTACGGAAGCATGCAGAGCGGGTTGGGAATATCGCCTGGTTCGTCTTGTTCCTTGCGCTGATGAGCGCGATCGGCTACTACATCTGGCCGTGGGTGCTGGCGCTGTTTGAGCTGTGGTTTGGAGGGGGAGAGTGATGGCAGAAAAAAATGGCGGTACGCCGCCGACGGATTTGTGCACTATCAATATCGGAAACATTAACGAAGGCGCGATGATCGATGGCTTCGAGATTGAGTTACAGAAAGCTCTTGCCAACATTGCCGACCTCAACACCCCGGCGACGGCGACGCGCGAGGTAGGCTGGAGCTGAAGTCATGAAGGCGCTCTCGCTTTGGCAGCCGCATGTGGCGGCTATCGCGCTCGAACTGAAGCCATGGGAGACGCGCGGCTGGTCGACGGAGTACCGTGGCCCACTGGCGCTGCACGCGGCCAAGCGGCCGTGGGATGACGCTGGCGAATGGCATGCCCTCGCTGGCGCTCAGCTGGGTCTCCAGTGTGTGAAGCTCGTCACCGATAGGTTTCCGGAGATTGACGAGGATCATCGAGGAAGGGCCGCGCGCGCCTTGCGTGACCGCGTGCTCGCGTTTGGCGCGGTGGTGTGTATCGCGGACCTGGTGGGATGCGAGCGCACGGAGCATCTGCGCGGCCGAATTCCACCGGAGCATGAGTTCTGGGGCGACTTCTCGGACGGGCGGTACGCGTTCAAGCTGAAGAACGTGCGCCTGCTCGACCGGCCGCTGCCTTGGCGCGGGCAGCAGGGATTCTTTGACGTGGACTTCGGGGCTGCGCTCGAGGCACCGTCGGCCGCCGAGCTCGAATCCGCCGGTCAACTCTCGCTGTTTGGAGAGTCGTGATGTACGCAAGGAAAAGACCTGCGCCGCGTGACCGGAAGCTGACTTTCAGAGAGATGGCGCTGTTGGTCGGGCGGATGACGAAGGAACTTGTGCGTATGGTGGATGACGATGTGGGGCCCGCTGTGGCGGGCTGACTCGGTAGCAATAACACACAACGAAGCACGGTAGAAGGCTCGCCGCGCGGCGGGCTTTGGCGGAAATCTATGTCAAGTCATGGGGGCGTGCGGTGAGTTGGGAAAACCTAAAAGATGCTTATCGCACGCGCCTGGGAAATCTGACGGCGAAGAGTGTGCTGGTCTTGATCGTCGACGAAGCTAATGCGGAGGGCCTTGCGTTCGTGGGCCTGGCACGCGTGGCGACGCTGACGGAGATCAACCGGCGCACGACGCTGAGGATTGTGCAGGTGTTTGGGGAGATCGATCTCGTGATGCGGACCGAGGCGATACTTAAAGGGAAGGCGTTGCCGGCGTTTCAAGTGAACCTGGCAAAGCTCGGCCTCGATTTGACCGCTGAGTTTGGCGCGGCGTATCGAGGAGCCAGTAGAAAGTGTCTCAGAGACATGGGCTCAGGTGTCTCAGAGACGCGGCGAAGTGTCTCAGAGACGCGGGGTAGTGTCTCAGAGACACTACCCCCACACCCCCTTATAGGTAGGTCCCCCTTACTCCCCTTTGTGTCCTCCACCCCTGTAGTCCCCGCAAGCGGGGACGTGAGTTTTCACGATCTCGCCATCGAGCGGGGCACGGACCAGGTGGCGAGCGCACTGAACATTGCCGAAGAGCAGCGGCGGAAGCGCAGGCTGATCCAATCGGCGATCAGGAGGGCGGCGGAGAAGGGCGATCCGCCGGCGACGATCGCGCTCGACATGATCGCCGCGGTGCGGGAGCAGGACGAGCTGCACCTGCGGCGGCAGTTGAAATTTAAGTTTGGCCTGCAGAAGTTTCTAGGCGAAGGGATCTGGCGTGATCGCAACCGCTGGGCCTGGGATCCGGCGGAGATGCGTCTGCAGGCGGAAGCGAGAGTGGGGAGCCAGCGATGATTCGATTTGTGGCGATTTCGAGTATGTGCCGTGGCGCGATAGAACCGGCGGAGGTGCTGGCGGACGGACACCAGACGGCCGCAGCAGTGTGCTGGGAGCGGGATGAAAGCGATCCGGGCGAGCGCGTGTTCTGGCGCGATGGCGAGCCCTATGTGGCGGTGGGCAGGCCGCCGGAGAGTAGTCGGCTGCCGAAGGTTTCCGCAGGCCTGCGAGCGCAGCTCTGCGGCGCGCCGATAGTGATCATTGACTGAGAAAACGCGCAGGCGCTGCGAAAGAAGTCGTTCGCGGAGGGGATGAAATTTGTTTACTGCTTAGATTCCCACAGGCAACGGCGCAGGGAGAGGTGCTATTCTCCGATGCGAATCGAGAACATCTGGATTCCGTCGCCAGCACGACTGGCGAGCACTACGACAGTGGGCAGTAGAAGAGTCATCGGGGCTGCGGAATTAGCGCCCACGGCGAAGCAGCCCTAATGACGTGGTGTAAAAGTGCAGTTGCTGCAAGACGCCAGGACAAGATCCTGTGACCCGCGATAGGGGTCAGCTGGAAGGGTGGGCTGAGGTACGCCCGCTTGCTAAGGAAAGCTAAGGTCAATCCCGAAGAGGCATCCGCCTCTTGACCTCAAAACAATCCTCATCTGCCGCGACACATACGATGGCAGGAAAACGACCGCGCACGCGCGCTTCGAATGAAGCGTATCGAGTCAATGTGTTTTCCGCAAACACCGCGCTTGGCTGGAAAGTAATTCGCCAGGTACCGGTCGAGTTCGCTCTCGAGCAGATCGCGCTGTGTAAGTGGCGTGAGATCTGGTACGAGAACGGCGAACTGGCCGGCGTGCAGAGCTTGAAGCCCGTAGAAAAGAAAACGCTGCACCAGGTGCTGACCGAACGGCTGGTCGCTGTAACCATCACACTGTCGGAAGTGAGGCGCAACGCGGGGCTGTATGGGCGTTCGCACACCATCGGGATGTCGGAGTGGAAGCGGCTCAGGCGGCATGCGCGGTTTGACGAGCGAAAGATTCTGCCGCCCGAGGACGCAACGGAGCGGGCGATTGAAAAAGTTAGGCAGTGGCCGTATCCGGCGAGCGTGAAGCGTGACCAGCATGGCGACGCGGTTACGGACGAGAAGGGTCAGGCTGTGTTTGGAGATCGGGCGGTGCGGGTGTATCCGCCGGCGCCGAAGAAGAGTGTGAGGAGGAAACGCGTATGACAATCGGTATCAGTTTGCTTGTGTGTCTTGTCGGCCTGCTCATGTACCTGCTGGCGAAGCCTGAGGCGGTGAAAGTCTCTGCCATCGGCATGGTGATGTTTTGGGTTGGGTTGCTCACCTGGCTGCTGGGCGGTGGCAATCATATTTTCTGGAGCGCTCCTCACTAGGCTCACCTAATGGCATCGGACGATTCAGACGCTGCAGCCAGGGAAGTGGTGGCGATGCAGTTTGCGGGCGGGATGTCGATCGCGCGCCTGGCTGAGGCGTGGGAGCGGGATGCGGGCTGGGTGGAAGAGTCGATCCGGCGCGCGCTGCTCGAAACCATTCCGCAACGCGATGGCGGGCTGAAGGTTCCGCGTGCCGAGGCTCGGGCGGAGCGCAGCGAAGAGCTCGAGGCAGCGCGGGGTGTGCAGGGCGAGTTGGACTTGAACTGTGACCGCAGGGGTAACGAGAAATGTTCCACGTGACACAAAATCAGAAAACGTCGTGTTCGACTGCGGAGTGTCTAAACCCGTGTAGGCCTGGACAGCGCGATTGCAAAGAGTGCCACGCGGCGGCATCGCGGATTTATCGACGAAGGAAGTCCCTGGTGCTGGCAAAGAAGGCGTTGCGACTAGCTGAGCTCGAGGAGTTGGTTCAGCGCCTGAAGGTGAGCTGAGGTTATGGCTGAATCCCGTTTTACGCCGAAGCAGGCGATGTTTATCGCGGAGTACCTGGTCGACAGCAACGGCACGCGTGCGGCGCTTGCCGCTGGGGTTGCGGAGAAGAGCGCGAGTGTCACCGCGTCGCGCTGGCTGAAGACGCGCAGGATCGCGGCGGTGATCGCGGAGCGCCAGGCGCAGATGGCGGCCAAGCTCGAGATCACAGCGGAGCGAGTGCTCGGCGAGCTGGCGAAGCTGGCGTACTTTGATCCAGGCAAGCTCTTCGACGAGTACGGCAGGATGAGGCCTATCCATCAACTCGACGATGTAACGCGTGCCGCGGTCGCATCGCTCGAGGTTGAGGAGACGATCGACGCGAAGGCGGTGATCACGACCTGCACCAAGAAGGTCAAGATGGCGGATAAGGGGCAGAACCTCGAACGGCTTGGGCGGTACCTCAAGCTGTTTACCGACCGCATCGAGCACGACGGACGTGTAACCCTGGAGCAGCTGGTGTGTGGCATGGACCCGGTGAGAGATGGCAAAGACAACGGAGGCGAGCAGGCGGCTTAGGGAGTGGCGCGCGGACCCGCTGAAGTTTGTGCGCGATTGCTTTGGGGCGGAGCCGGATCTGTGGCAGGCCGATGGACTGGCGATCCTGGGGCGGCCGGGGCGCAAGCGTCTAGCTCTGAAAGCCTGCGCCGGACCGGGCAAGACGGCGGAGCTGGCCTGGGCGGGATGGCACAGGCTGGCATGCTTCGCGGCGCCGCATGAGCATCCGAAAGGGATCGCGGTGTCGATTACCGCCGACAACCTGCATCGGAATCTGTGGGCGGAGATGGCGCGCTGGCGGAATGCCAGCCCGTTTCTGACGCGGGCATTTGAGTGGACCGCGAACCGGATCTTCGCGCGGGACCATGCGGAGACCTGGTTTCTGTCGGCGACCAGCTGGCCGAAGACCGCAGACCTTGAAACCATCGGGCGCACGCTCTCGGGGCTGCACTCGCGGTTTCCGTTTTATTTGATTGACGAAAGTGGCGACATTCCGCCGAACCTGCTGCGGTCTGCGGAACAGGGTTTGTCGGGTTGCGAAGACGGGCTGATCCTTACGGCGGGTAATACAACCTCGCAGGCGGGCCTGCTGTACGAGGTCTCGACGCGCCTGAGGGGAACGCACGAGGAAGGTAAGTTTGAGGTAATCTCCATCACCGCCGATCCGGACGATCCCAAGCGCTCGCCGCGCGTCGAGATCGAATGGGCCCGGCAGCAGATCGAAACCTACGGACGCGAGAACCCTTGGGTGATGGCCTACGTGCTGGGGCAGTTTCCGCCGGGCTCGATCAATGCCCTGCTGAGTGTGGAGGAAGTGGAAGCGGCGATGAAGCGTTCGCCGGTGGCGGGCAGCTACGAATGGGCGGTGAAGCGGCTGGGCGTGGATGTGGCGCGCTTCGGGGATGATCGCACGGTGCACTTCCCGCGCCAGGGCCTGGCGGGGTTTCAGCCGGCGGTGATGCGGCATGCGAGAGGCACCGCGGTGAGCGTCGATATTGCCAACCGCACCATGGGCATGATGAACGATTTGGGAGCCGACGAAGCATTCTTCGACGATACGGTGGGTTGGGCGCATGGGGCGGTGGACGTGCTGAGGGCTGCAGGCAGGCCGGTGTATGCGATTCAGTTCGACGGACCGAGCGGGAACCCGCGTTACGTAAACATGCGCGCGCAGATGTGGATGGAGATGGCGGAGTGGGTGAAGACCAGCTGCCTGCCGAATATCCCGGAGATGATTCCTGAGCTGACCACGCCGACCTATTTCTTTTCGAAGGGTAAGTTTCAGATCGAGGCGAAGGACCAGGTGAAGAAGCGGCTGGGACGTTCGCCGGACCTGGCCGATGCGCTGGCGCTGACGTTTGCATTGCCGGACACGCCAAAGCGCGAGGGGTCAGGGGTCAGGGGTCAAAGATCAAGCTCGAGGCCGCTCGATGAGTATGACCCGTACGCGAACATGGGAATGAAGTGATGGCTGAGATTCAGCAATGCCGCGTGGCGGAGCTGTTCGACGACCCGCGTTGCGAGGAGCTGATCGCGGAGTACGCGGCGGAATGCGGCAATGCGCTGATCGGCAAACCTGCCCCGCGGCGGGACCTTTACGAAAGCCTCGAAGCGAGCGGGCTGGGACAGTGCTTTGCCGCGTATGAAGGTGGAATGCTTTGCGGCTTTGCGATGGTAATCGCATCTGTTGTGCCGCACTACGGACTAAGTTGTGCGACCACGGAGAGCCTGTTTGTGGAGCGCGGGTCGCACTCGGGCGCGGAGCTGATGAGGGCCATCGAGGATTATGCAAGGGCCGCGGGATGCACGGCGTTTTTCTACACGGCGCCGCTGAATAGCCGCATGGCGAGGCTGCTGTTTCTGTGCGCGGATGAATACGCGAATACGAACCACGTTTTCTGCAAGAGGCTGGTATGAGTGGAATTGAACTTATCGCGGCTGAACGTCAGCGGCAAATCGCTGTCGAGGGCTACACATCTGAGCATGACGACGAGCACACGATGGGCGAAATGCCCGCGGCTGCGATGTGCTACGCGCTGCAGGCTGTGGACGGAAAGATCAAGGCTTTAGATAAGCGGGACTTTGTTCAGGAATGGTGGCCGTGGGATTCAGATTACTGGAAGCCAACCACTGACCCCATCGGCAACTTAGTTAAAGCTGGAGCCCTCATCGCGGCGGAGTTGGATCGCCTGCAGCGCGAGCAGGAAATGGCATGAACTCTCTCTTAATCCCGATCACGACGCTGCCGGCGACCACGTCGGAGATGGTCGAAGCGCTCAGTGCGTTCGAAGACCAGCTCATCGGCCACGAGCCGGTGGACGTGCCGACCGAGCACGTAATCCATGCGGGGATGTACGCACGGACCATTGCGATGCCGAAAGAGATGGTGCTGACTGGGGCGCTGATCAAGCGCGCGACCCTGGTGATCGTTACCGGATCCGCAGCGGTGCTGGTTGGTAGGGAATGGCTGAAGCTCGAAGGGTACAACGTGATCCCAGCGAGCGCGGGGCGCAAGCAGGTGTTTGTTTCCTACTCGCCGGTGATCATCACGATGCTGTTTCCGACGCAGGCCAGGACGGTCGAAGAGGCGGAGCGCGAGTTCACCGATGACGCCGATCGGCTGCTCAGCCGGCGGCAGGACGCGAATACGGTTCTCATCACGGAGGAGTAGGCGTGTTTGACTGCGTCTGGTTCTGGCATTCGCGGATGGGCGAGCGTGATCGCAAGGGAATGTGCTGCCGTGTGCTTGTGCGCGGCGGGCGAAACTCTGTGCTGGTTGAGCTTGAAGATGGCGAAAAGGTGATCACGAGCCGTTATGCGGTTCGTCAGGCTGGGCACTCTCTAGTGCAGATGCGGCTGTTCTCGTCGCAGGAGGAATAGACAATGTCTGGAGCAATCAGCCTGGGATCGATTGCGGCGCTCGTAGGCGCTGGAGCCGCGGTGGGTGGGACCGCCTACAGCATCTACGCCGGTGGGCGGCAGCAGGGCGCGCAGAAGAAGGCGCTTGCGAAACAGACGCAGGCGCAGCAGACGGCCGAAGCCAACGCGCTCTCGACCGAGCGCAAGAGCGAAGTGGCGCAGAACGCCGCCAACCAGAAAACGCCGAATGTGGCCTCGATTCTGGCGCGGGCTGCGCAGATGGGCAACTCGGGCCTGTCGAGCACCATGCTCACCGGGCCGACGGGTGTGGATACGAGCGGCCTAAACCTGGGCAAGAGCACGCTGCTGGGGAGCTGATGATGCTGAGTGGATTCCAGTGGTACAGGCGCCTCTGCGGCGGTCGATGGGCGAAAGTCGCTGGCTATTTCTGGGGTAAGCGCTGGGTGCGTGTGGGCCGCGCGAGTCGGTATTGCGACGAGGACTGGGGCTAGCGAATGGCTGAAAACTTTACAACGATGCGGCAAAAGCTGTTGATGCGCTGGGGACAGATGAAGACCGAGCGCTCCAGCTGGTGGTCTCACTGGCAGGAGGTCTCGAACTATGTGATCCCCTGGGGCGGCCGCTTCTTTCGCCAGGACCGCGACAAGGGCCAGCGCCGCGGCAATCAGATCTACGACAACACCGGGATCCGCTCTCTCAAAACCCTGGGCGCGGGACTGATGGCCGGAGCGACCTCGCCGGCGCGTCCGTGGTTTCGGCTGGGGACGCATGATCCGGATCTGAACAATGCGCAGGCGGTGAAGCTGTGGCTGAACGACGTGGCGGAGCGCATGCACGCCGTGTTTCAGAAATCCAACACTTATCGCGCGCTGCATCAGGTGTATGAGGAGATGGGCGCATTCGGCACGGCTGCCTCGATCGTGCTGCCGGACTTCAATACCGTGATCCATCACTACCCGCTGACCATCGGCGAGTATGCGATCGACATGGACTGGCAGGGGCGCGTAACTACGCTCTACCGCGAGTTTGAGAAGACGGTGGCTGCGACCGTCAAGGAGTTCGGTATCGACAATTGCTCCTCCACGGTGCAGTCGATGTACAGCACCGGGCAGCTGGGCGCGTGGGTTCCGATTGTGCACGCCATCGAGCCGCGTAGCGATCGCGATCCCTCCAAGCGCGATGCGCGCAACATGGAGTGGGGAAGCTACTACTTCGAGCTTTCCGGCGACACTCAGACGTGTTTGCGCGAGGGCGGCTTCAAGCAGTTCCCTGCCGTGGTGCCGCGCTGGGCGGTGGCCGGCGGCGATATTTACGGCAACTCGCCAGGCATGGAAGCGCTGGGCGATATCAAGCAACTGCAGCACGAGCAGCTCCGCAAAGCTCAGGGCATCGATTACCTGACTAATCCGCCACTGCAGGTGCCCGACTCCATGAAGAATCGCGACGTGGAGCGGCTGCCGGGCGGCATCTCGTTTGTGCCCGCAGGCGGCAGCGCCAAGATCGAGACAGCCTTCAAGGTGGAGCTCGAACTCGGCGAGCTGCTGCAGGATATCCAAGATGTGCGCGAGCGGATCCGGGAAAGCTTTTTCTCGGACATCTTCCTGATGCTCGCGAATTCGACCAATCCGCAGATGACGGCGACCGAAGTTGCGGAGCGGCACGAAGAGAAGATGCTGATGATGGGCCCGGTGCTGGAGCGGCTGAACAACGAGCTCTTGTTTCCGCTGATCGAATCGACCTTCACGCACATGGTGGAGATGGGCGCGGTCCCGCCGGCGCCGCAGGAGCTGGCCGGAATGGATCTGGCCGTCGAGTTCATCTCCATGCTGGCGCAGGCGCAGCGCGCGATCGGCACCAACAGCGTCGACCGCTTTGTGGGCTCGCTGGGCGCGGTGGCACAGATGAAACCCGAGGTCCTCGACAAGTTCGACTCCGACTCCTGGGCCGATGTCTATTCAGACTCTTTGGGCATCGATCCTAAATTGATTCTCGCCAATGACCAGGTGGCATTGATCCGGCAGACGCGAGCGCAGGCGCAGGCCGCGCAGCAGAAGCTGGCCGCCGCGCAGCAGGTGAGTGAAGCGGCAAAGAACTTCGGGCAGGCCCAAGGCGCGGCCGGCTCCGCAGGTGGCCAGGGCAGTGACGTCATGAACATGTTCAGCGGATATCAGTCGCCAGCGGCGACGGAGGTGCAGTAAATGGCAAGTCCGATCATGAGATTTTTTGAGTACTCACATCTTCCCGAGAAGCTGCAAAAGGTCTCAAAGCCGATTGCAGACCTCGCGCAGCAAATGGATTCTGAACTGCCTGACGGAGCAGAGAAGTCTGCCGGGCTGCGCAAACTGCTCGAAGCGAAGGATTGTTTTGTTCGTGCGGAGCTGGCCGGGAGACCACTGTAGGGTGGCGGTCGTAACCAGACTTACCGTCGACGAGCTCGCTGCGCACGCCAAAGGCTTCGGGAAGCGCTTCGACGACTACGTGGACATCAATGAGCCGATCCGCATTACGCTCGCCGAGTACGCAAAGATCGTCGATTGGTGCGAGCCGTATATGCGAAGCCGCCACGAGGTGCAGGGCGCGGTTACCTTCCACTTTGAAGGGGCGGGGCCTGATGAGTGGACGCGGTTAGTCATCGAGCGCGCGTACGTGATGGGCGGCAACTCTCACTCGTTCCGGAGCACCTGTCTTCTCGACGGCGACGATATGTTGCGCCAGATGCAGGTGGACTACCCGCAGCGAACTGCGTTCATGTCGGACCAGGTTGGATGGTGGCATCTTCATCCAGCGTACTACCCGGCGCTTTCGGTAGGCGACGTCGAGGAATGCCGGCAGGTGATGCGTGACTCGAGCGCGAGCGATACGAAGATCCTGCAGCTGCTGATGTATGGAGACGGCCGTGGCTATCAGTTGAGCGGCTACCTGGTCGGGATGGACGAGGTCAATCGTCTTCCGGTTCGGATCGTTAACCACCCCAGCGACGTGGACCTGTCGCCGGGGACCCCGGTGGAAGCGTGAGTTTTAGGAGTGTACTTTGTCTGTACAAGACTGGCCCATCTGGATATGTGTTGCGATGGTTACCGCGGCTGCGACCGGCGCTGGGCTGCTGATTATCGGGGCGGTGCTCAGCATTCTTCGTTGGGTGAACGTTGAACGCAATCCAGGACGCAATCACCGCTGATGTTCAGGACCAAAGGCCCATGTGCGACTCGATCTCCGATGTACAGAAGCTGGAAGAAAAGCTCGAAGACACCAACCGGGAGATGCGGGACCGGTCGCATCAACTGGCGGCCATCGTACAGGCTCATACTTCAGAACTTGCGGTAATGAAAAGCATCGCGGACGACATAGGCGATCTGAAAACTGCGTTCTATGGCGACCTGAAGAGCGGGACTGAGACTGGCATGCGCGGCGCCGTGCAGCGGCTCTATCAGGAACAGCGCGATACGGAGCTGCGGCGCGATTCAGATCGCAGGCGTGAGGATGAGCAGTTCGCGGAGCTTCGCAAGCAGAACCAGGAGCACACCGACGAAATCAAAAAGCTGAACACCCGCAACGACCGCAGAGGGGGAGCGTTCGGGCTGGTTCGCGAGATCGGTAACACCATCACCGTCGTCGCAGTGGCTGGCGGCCTGGTCGTAGGGATCGTGCAGCTGATCCTGAGGGCTGGTCATTGATGAAACGGGATGTGGACTCGCTCACATTGGATGAGCTGCTCAAGCTTCAGCAGCGCGTGATCTGCGTGCTGGGTCGGCAGATCTCGCCTGAGTATTGCGCGACCGTGATCAAGGCGGCGGTGGGCCAGGCCATGCAGGAGCTGCTGGATGAGGCGGAAGCAAGCTGGCCGCGGCGCCTGCCTTCGACTATCGAAGTGCAGGCCATCCTCGACGATATGAGTAAAGCGCTAGGCATGTGGATCTGGGAAATGCGCGCGAAACGTTGATCGGATCCGGTAAATCCAAACGAGCGGGATGCGGCTCAGTGGGCTCACCGCTACGCAACCCGCTCGCTGCCGGGATCATTTGCAGCTTGGGCCGAGCGATGGAGCTGGCATGACGCCGAAACAGCAGGCCTTTCTCGATCTGGTTGCGTGGAGCGAGGGCACCAGCTCAAGCCCTCTCACTCGGAACGATGGCTACGACGTGATCGTCACCGGGGTCGACGGCCCGTCCGTCTTTACCGACTATGCGCGGCACCCCTTCGAGGCTGGCGGAAATGTGACGGTAAGGAAAGGTCCCCTGCCATTGGTTTCGACAGCAGCGGGTCGCTATCAGATCCTGGTGCGGATTTGGCGATTCTATAAAACGCAACTGCGTCTGACGGATTTTTCTCCCGCTTCGCAGGACTCGGTGGCGCTCAAGATGATCGCGGAACGTGGAGCGCTGCCTCTGATTCAACTGGGCGACATCCACGGCGCCATCGCGAAGTGCGCAAACCTCTGGGCTTCTTTTCCAGGGAATTCCTATGGCCAGGGTGGCCGCACGCTGGAGGCCATGGTTTCAAGATATGCGCAGATTTCTCAAACAGAGCCGGGACCAACCGAAGCGTAAAAAGGGGAACACTAAGATGCAGCTACTCGTCGCGTGGCTCAGATCGAAAAACTGGACAGCGCACAGCATTGCCCTGGCCGGTGTCGCTCTATCTGGACTTATCACTACCGACCAGCAGGTGCGCGATCTGGTGCTGAGCTTCTTCAAGGCCCACCCCACCGTGGGTACTAACCTGGTCATTCTGGCCACGATCGTTTTCAAGTATTCCCACTCGAGCAGCCCGGCCGGCACCGTAGCCAAGGCCGACGCGGTCATGAATTCACTAAACGCGCCCACGGCTACGCAAATTCGTGCAGCTACTCTGCCCCAGTGAAGTCCGCACCGCAGGAGAAGTTTAACCGCAACCCTCAACCCAGAGTGAAGGAGACCTTATGGGCTTTAAGTCAGTAATGAAGAGCATCGGCCACGGATTCAAAGTGGCCTTTGGCGTCGCCGAGAAGATTCAAGATATCCCGGCAGTGCAGATCGCAGAGTCAGTGTTCATTCCGGCGAAAGTGGTCGCCCTGATCACCGCAGCTTTCCACTCCGTAGCAGGGGCCGAAGTAGTCACCGAGACGGCCGTAGCCAACCCCAATCTTTCGGGCGCGCAAAAGATGGCGGTCGCTATGGCCGCATTTGAAGCTGCATATCAGGATTACTCGAAAGCCGCCGGTATTCCGGGCGAACCGGCAAGTGCACAGGCCATCCTTCAAGCCGTGTACGACATCCTGAATCAGATTCCGGCAGGAAAGATTTTACCTGCCCCGCCTGCTTCCTGAGACGCAAATGACGGTGGACGGCTAGTCACCCCAGCGCACCCCGCCCCACCCAAAGGGTACCCGGCATTCGGTTCCCTG